AATTATTTCAGACTGTGTTTTAATTATTAATTCTAATTTATTATTATATTCTTTTAATTCTTTATTTAATTGAACCTCAGATTTTTTAACTTGACTCTCCATGTCCAATTTATTTTTTAAGTCTTCTATATCTTTTTCTAATTCTATTTTAGATTTTTCCATATTTAATTTTTTTCTGCTTGAACACCTTTTGGTAAACCTAAATGTGGTCTACCATCAAATTTGTTTGTTAAATCTGATGCATCATTGTAATGTAAAAAAACTTGACCACAAGCTATCCCTTCAAAAGGCTCTCTCCAATGTTTAAGTTTATCTCCTTTATAAATTAACATGTCACCAGGATTTAATAAAAACCCTTTTGTTTTTTTGTTTTTTAATTCTAAATATATTTTCCATGGATCCCCTCCTAAATTCATAGTAGCTGATATTTTACAACTAGCTCTGTCTCTATGTTTTTTTAATTCATTTCCTTTGTGGTAAACCCTTGCGTAAGAATAAGTTTCAATTAATTTAACTTTTGTTTGTTTTTCCATAACAGGTTTTACATTTGCTAAGAGTAAATCAAAAACTGTATCTCCATAAATACAAAAACTATTGTCTACTTGTCCGTCACCCCATCTTCCCTTATCTTCATCAAACTTAGATATTAAATGATTATTATATAAAGTTAAAAAACTTTGTCTTTTTAATAATAAATATTGATATAAAAAATCAGACATTTTATCGTTAATAACTTTTTTACAATGGATATAATCTTCTTTCATTTATGTAAACGGATATCCAATAATCCAAGAGACTAATGAATACCTCACTCCTTTTTTTACTGGGTTAATTTTATGCCATACAAATGAGGGAAATACAATAACAGTTCCTTTAGGTAAAAATTGTTTACAAGTAATTTCTTGTAACTTAATTTTATTATCTATTATTTGTGGGATCACAAAAACTAATTCACCACCTTCATAATCATTAGGATCAGTTAGTTGACATGTTATAGATAATTTTCTAATCTTACCTTTAAAGTTTGGTCTTTTATCTTTAAATGGTTCAGAAAAAGTATCTGCATGTATATTATAATATTGTCCCTTTTCATATTTTGTAAATTGTAAAGACTCTATCCAATCATGTTGAAAATTCCAACCAGCTTTTTGATTAGCGTATTCTATGAAAGGTTTGATTTCTCTATATATCCACAATTCATTTTGCCAATTTATATCAGAATTTCTAATGTTTTCTTTTAAAAAATTTAATTCTTTTTTAGACGTTTGTTTTAAACTTTTACCACCTATAACCGCTTGTTTAAATTTAGTAGACAAACCATGTTTTACAACGTTGTCACAAAATCTATGTGACAGACCGTTTTCAAAAAAATAAAATTTATCTTTTATTGTCTCTAGCATTATTTTCTTTCGAAAAAACAATTTAATGTTAATCTACCGTTTTCTACATTATTTCCGTATTGCTGTAAAGTGCTGTGCTTTATTTTACCATCAAACATAACCGCTCTATTTTGAACAAATTTTACAATCGTGGAGGGACTATCATCTTCTTCATACAAACAAGTTCCAGAATCTAAATTAGTTTCCGATAGATACACCAATAAAGTTTTATCAACTGGGTCTGTATGAATCCAATCTTTAACTGAATTAGAGGTTCTTAAATGAATAACAGCACGCATTTCCATATTCGAACCGGGAACAAGAAAATTATTTTTTACTTTATTAAAAAGCTCTTTTAAAATTAAATTATATAAAAAAGGATTTACATTAATTAAATTATCGCTTCTATAACCAGGCCAATTAGCTTTTTCACTAAATTTTTTCTTAAACTCTTTTAAATTATATAAAGGTATATTTTTAAAAGAATCTTTTATAATATTAAAATTATCAAAAAAACCATCTACTATTGTTATTTCTTTCATATTAACTATGCTCCAGTATGTCTAAGTTAAATGACATTATAATTTTATCTTTTTTAAAAATATTTTTAATTGACCTATGGTTTAAATACGCAGGAAAAGTAATAATATCTCCTTCTTTTATATTAGTTTTAATGATATTTTTATTAATGTCCATAATTTGTGTTTTTAATTTAAGACTTGGTAAATTAATAAAAAAAACATTAGTAAAGTGACAATCAGGATGAACGTGCCAATCGTGAAAATCACCTCTTTTGTAAGTTTGATACCATATTTTACTTATTCTAAATTTACTAATATTTAATTTAATACTAAGATCTTTTAAAAAATTTTTAGATATGTTGTTTAAAAAATAATTAACGTATTTTTTATCTTGTAATTTTAAATTAAAGTCTGTTTTTGATATTTTTTCTTTGTCTGTAATTAAAGAATTAGTTTTAGTATTATCCAATAATTTTATTAAATTACTTTTGTATTTTTTAAAATTAGGAACACTATAAATATGTATGTCTTTTAATTCTTTCATTATATTCTACATACGTAGATACATTATTTTTTAACAGTTGTATATATTAAATTAAGACCAAGAAGAGGTATTTGGATTCCAAGCATATGTTATATTTAAATCCACAGAACCATCAACTATTGGATTTCCCATCCATTGTTGATTATCTTCATTCCAATCATACATTATGTTATTACCACTGGCATCTACAAATGAAGTAGGTTCTGCAACTGGAGCTACCCATTCTTTTGAAACTAGTGTCCATGATGAATAAGGTTTTGGTGGTATAAAAGAATCTAAGCTTTCATCATAAGTAAATCCTATACCTGCATAGTTCCATCTAAAAGCTTTTGATTGATCCTCTGATACAGTTCCATCTGAATTATAATGAACCCCTCTTCTTGTATTATAGGAAGTTTGTTTCCATGTTCCACCAAATAATTTAGTACAGTAGGCCTCTCCTGCAGGATCGCCATTATGAGAAACCTCCTCCTCGCCTACAACAATAACTTTTATAACTTCGTTATTTTCATTTAATTTTGCAAAGTGTGCCATAATTAAAAACTTAATGTTCCTGATACTGTGAAAGTACAAATTTTGTCTCCACCACTATCACTTATTGAATTTGTTCCTGGAGCTATACTTAAGGTTCCTGGGTCATTGGCTGCGGGAACTCTAATAACCACAACACCCGAACCACCGTTTCCAGGATTGCCCTCAGATTCAGGTGGAGCTGATCCTCCAGTTCCTCCCGATCCAGATCCCGTATTTTCGGTTGCTGGTGAAGAATTACTTCCTCCAGGTCTTCCACTTTGAGCGCCGCCTCCGCCGCCGTTTCCACTTCCCGCTGAAATAAATCCTGCTCCTCCACCACCTCCAGCTCTCGCCACACTAGATCCCGTTATACTATTAGATGAAGAACTGCCGCCGTTTCCTCCGTTAGGCGACCCGGCACCACTTGCACCGCCTCCGCCTCCGCCGTTTAGCGATGGCGCATTTCCTCCGTCATTTCCTTGTGGTGGACTAAATGGTGGAGTATTCCCAGATCCACCTGTGGCTTGAGGACCTCCATGACCTGCACCTCCGCCACTTCCTCCATCAAAATAGTCGGATGGAGAGTATGCACCATATCCTATACCACCTCCACCTCTTGTGCTTGTAATAAGTCCGTCAATAACTGAGTCAGTTCCAGTGTTTTGGCCTCCTGTTGGTCTACTTCCAGGGTGAGTTCCCCCTGCTCCAACGGTAATTGCTACACCAGATTCAAATTCTATTTGAGTTCCACCGGGATAAGAGGTTCGATGGCCTCCCGCGCCGCCGCCACCTCCGTGACGTTTTCCTCCGGTCGCTCCTCCAGCTACAACTAAATAATCTGCTGCAACCAAAGCTTTTCCTGATCCAGAACCAAATCCTAAAATTTGATAACCAAAAGATTTTGATTTTTTATTTGATATATTTTTTGTGCTCTTACCTGTCGTAAGTTTATTTTTTAAGTCTCTCATACTTTAGCCCTATTATACGTCGTTAGCAGCGTCAGTAGTAAAGAATAATTTAATTCCAAGCAGTCTTGCATCAGCGTTTAAAGTATCGTCTGATACATCTCTAGTTATTTGAAAGAAAACATATTCATCTGTGCTAGGTGAACCTGCTATAGTAACTGCTCCACTTTCTGCTGTAACGTCTAAATCGTTTGATGTTCCACTGTGTGCCTTTGCTGTTGGTGCAACTGCTGTTCCAAAAGCAGTATTTAAATCTCCATTATCCGCTAAAGCAACTGCTGCTAGATCCCATGATACAGTTCCTGTATCTGTTGAAGTAGCTGTAAAGAAGGCTTGAAAAGTTACAGTGCCTTCATTCCATGATTTAGGAAATGCAACGGCAAACTGTGCATTTTCATCTGAATCTTTATCAAAATCTAAAACTTTTATTTCTGGACCATTGGATAATTCTACTTGATTAGCCTCTGCACCATTAGTAGTGTTAGGATACATCGCAACAGCAGGTATCCAAATAGTTTCTTTTCCTGCTATTTTAATCGCTGCTGTGTTATCTCCTCCGTCTACTGCTTGAGCAACTCCAGTTCCATTTGGAGATATTGTTATGTTTCCGTTTGCTCCATCTGTAATTGTAATATTACCAGAGTTAGTGCCTGAGTTTGTATCTAAAACTAAATCTTGTGTTCCACTTGTTGTAATTGCTGCTGAAGCTGAACCTGTACCAAAAACAGTTTCTCCAGATCCTTTTGGTACGATAGCTATGTCTATGTTTGTATCATCACCTGTTGCAGATAATGTTGGATCGTTCCCTGTGGCAGCGTTTGCTATAGTAAACTCATTAACTGCAGAACTTGTAGCTGTAACTTTAGCTAACTCATTTCCATTAGTATCTAAAACTGAAGTCCCTATTTTAGGAGAAGTTAAAGTTTTATTTGTTAAAGTTTCAGTTCCTGTAAGTGTTACATCACCCATTCCAATATCAATAATGTCAGGATTTGTGCCATCATTTGCAGAAGCAAATACTATTTTTGTTCCTTTATCAGAAGCACCAAAAGTAAATGAATCACCTGATCCTGACACATATTTAAATTGAACTGTGTAAGATCCTGAAGTTGAATTTTTTAAAAAATAAAATGTTTGAACGTCTAATGGTATTGTAACAATTTGATTTCCTGTAATTGTACCTGTAAATTCTATCATTCTGTGTGCAAGAGTTGCACCAGTTGATCCATCAGATACGGATAAAGTCGTTGTTTGTGCTCCACCAGCTATTGATTGTTGAGTAAATCCACCAGAAATTTGTTCAATAATTTGTAAATTAGTGTTAGTTTTTGTCCCCCATGTACCAGCGTTTTCACCAGTTGCTTGAAGTTCTACCCCTAGTCCTGTGTATGTTGATGCCATAATTTTTATCTCCTACTATGCTGCTACATCTGTATACGATGTATTAGAACCTGTGTCAATAGCCTGATATGCTTGAATTCCAAAACCTGTGGCGGTGCCAAAACCTGCTACAGAGGATGTCATTGATTGACCTGTTAATCCCATTACATCAGCAGGAGTAATTGCTCCAACACTACCAGTTGCTGATACTCCTGTTAATCCCATTACATCTGCAGGTGTAATTGATCCAACACTGGATGTTGCAGATACTCCTGTTAAATCTATAACAGGGCTTCCACTTGTTGTAATTGATCCAAGGCTTGAAGTTGCAGATTGACCTGTTAATCCCATTACATCAGCAGGAGAAATTGATCCAACGCTAGATGTCATTGATCGACCAGTTAGACCCATTACATCAGCAGGAGAAATTGATCCAATACTGGATGTTGCAGATACTCCTGTTAACGCTGTAGTTATGTCTCCTATAATTGTTGGTGATCCAACACTACCAGTTGCTGATACCCCTGTTAATCCCATTACATCTGCAGGTGTAATTGATCCAACAGAAGCTGTTGCGGATTGACCTGTTAATAATATATCTCCTTGAATACCCCAAGCATCGTCATTCCAAGCGGCTCTACCCCATCCAGTATTTATTTCTGTAGATACAGTAACTGATCCAATAGATGAAGTTAACGAAAGACCTGTTGGGAAAATTGTTTCATCCCCCATGTCTCCCCACGAACCTGATGAGTCCCATAATTTTGCACCCCAACCAGTTGTAAAAGCTTCACTTATACCCCAAAGGTTTGCACTCCAATTTCCAGCACCCCAAACATCTGCATCTAAAGTGTTCGCTTGTCCACCCATTCCAGAGTGAATACTACAATAATAATATAAAGTTGGAGCTGAGGCTGCTACTTCTATTTGCGTATAAGCTCCTGAACTTCCTGGAGTGCCATTAGTTGTGACCCCTGTGGTATACTCACTACCTCCAGAGTGTGTGCCGCCTGATGTTGTAGAAAGTCTTAATGGGTGACCACTGTTTGAACTATCTGATTGATCAAATCTAAACGTTCCACCTTCAACTAAATTTATTGTTGCTTGTTGAACACCATCAATAAAATATTTATTTCCAGAACCGGTGCTTACGACCGTGACTGTGAATGTTCTGTCAACGGACATCCGTTGTTCTCCTTTACGCTATTCTTATGATTGCGTTAGATGCGTCTGCTGTTGGAAATTGAATTGTGAAAGTTCCGCTAGTTACAGTTTTATCACCACCAAAAGCTATTACTGCAACAGCTTTGTCTGATTGTGACGAGTTATAAATTAAAGCACCATTCGCTGTAAAAGTTGCAGAGGTAAAACTTACATCTGAAAAATCACAAACTGCAGTTGATGAATCTAAAGTTGGAGTTACACTTGTTAAAGTAGCACCGCCCGCAGAGTATGCAGATCCAGATGTGTTTGAAATTTCATTTGATGTTGAATAAGCAGTTGTACTCGCACCTAAAGATGCTGAACTAGTAAATAAAGCTATTTTAAAAGTATTTCCTGACGATGCAGTGAAGTTATGTGTTCCAACTAAAATCTCTTGTTTAAAACTATTACAAATTGCCGATGTTATTGCCATGTTTTATCTCCTATGGGTTTGCTGAGTTTACTGGTATTCGAACAGTGCCATCTGTGTAGTCATCTCTTCGTCTTCTACCAACTTGCTCATTAGCAAACTTTTGTACCTCTTGTTTATACTTATTTTCGTATAGTGTCAACATATCTATTGGGCCTTTTAAAAAACCATATGCCTCCGATAGACAGCAATATAATAGGCCATTTGGAAAGTTAAGACTAATGTAATTAGTATCATCATTTTCTAATAATGCGGGCGCAGCATTAAAATGAACCCTAAATTTATATGTTGTGTCAGGAACTGGAGCAAACATCATTCTTCCAGATGTAGTATCTGACTCCCCTGTAGCACCACCAAACATGGCATAATATTTAGGCTGCCCTCTTTTAGCTGACTCTGTCGAAGATATATATTCTTGTAAGTATGTAATATCTTTTTTCTCCAACCATGTATTAGCCCCGGTTGTAGTCGATGTTGAATCATAAACCTGTATGCCTCTAATAAACACACATCCTGCTGGAGCATTTATTGTTTCTTGACCTGTAACCAAATTACCTATTTGTTGTTTTCTATCTGCATCAATAGGCACATCTCTAAATATTCTATATTGTGCATTTAAAATAATGTTTTCTAAAACAGAGTCTGATAAAACGTTAGAATCTGTTTCAGTATAACTTCTTATTTGAGTTTTTAGTCCTGATGCGCTTAGTCCTGCCATTATTGTACTATCTCCAAACAACGAGGACAAGATTTTCTAAATCTTAAATGTCCTGAACAATGTTTTAATTTTCCATCTTCTTCTACATACACAGGAGTTTCTGGTTCTGCTGGATGTAAATATAACTCTTCGTGTGGATCTACTTCATCACATTTACAAGCTTTAATCTTAAATAGTTTACAAATAAAATTTTTTATTTTTTTAATCATGGTGTTATGGTAACTGGTCCTGCAGACACAGTTGGTCCTCCTCCTTCTTCTGTTACACTAGCGTTTGTTCCCAAATTAAAAGTGTATTTATCTGTTGTTGTAACAGTTATACCAAATCCTGAAGAATTTTCATAGGTAGAAAAAGGCACTCCACCAGGACTTCCTTGTACGTTTCTAAATCTTACAGTATTTCCATTTGATCTTCCGTGATTTATTTCTGTAACAGTAACTGTTCCAGATGAGGCTGTTGTAGAAAAAGGATTGTTTCCTAACATAGCAGCAACAGCTGGTTCTGTTCTACCGGGTCTCACATGTCTTAAAGATATAGAGTCACCATTCATTGGTTTTGGTTCTAATTGTGGTTGTTTAGGTTCAAATTCAGATACATGCACAAACGCACCGTTCCATTCTCTAACCATTTCTTTATATGGAAACTCCATACCAGATCTATCTGATATTGCTTTTGCGTATTTACCTGTTGCGTACTTTGCCATTATTTTTTAGTTAATATTTTATATGATTTTCTTGCTATTCCTTTACTAATAGGTCTGTTTCCTATTTTTTTTATAAATTTTCGTAACTCTTGACCTGCTACTTCCATTTCTGGCATTAGTTTTTTTCTATGATATTTGTTTGGCATTAATCTAAATAACCTTTCATGTAACTTAAATCTCTAGGTATTTTTTTTGCTTTTATACCAATAAATCCTTTTTTCTTTAAATCTTTTTTTGCTATGGCAATACCTTTTCTAACAGCAGGATTTGTCTCCATATCACCTTTAACTTTTTTAGGATTTGCTCTTCCTTTTAAAAAAGCTTTTCCTAAACCTTTAATTGCTATTGTTCCCATTATATTATGCTCCTGGATAATATGCTTTAGGAGTAATGTGTGTGCTAGATGCAGATCCATCTTCCGCTAATGCTCTTGCAAACTCATCCTCATAAACCAATTTTGTTTGTTGTATTAATTGTGGTTGATATTTCATAGATAGATAATACGCTAATCCTGATACCATGCAAGGCACAAATCTAAATGGAACATCAGTTGCATTAGTATAATCACCAACATCTTGTATTCTTTTTATATAATAAATATGCATATCTTTAGATGCATTTGTAGAATCAGGTGTTGGATAAATATGTATTCTAACTTTATCTATAAAACGTTCTACCCAATATTGATTAGGTGTGCCTTTTGATAACTTGTTAGAAAAACCTGCATAAGTAGATCTATCTACTTTAGTCATAGGACTATCTGATTGTGTTGTTTGAGTTCTATTAGATCTTAACTGTGCCTCAAGAACATCGGACATACCAAATACGCTTGCTGGTGTAGAAACAGCACTTGTGCCATCATCGCTAGATCTAAAAAAATCATAGTCCGACTGACCTTCAATTAAATCTATATTAAGTTCATCTACTTCCCAGTAGTGAATGCCTCTATTACCCCATTCTTGAAACAAGATATTTAAGGTTCTTCTAGCGTTTTTTAATTGATAGCCAGCAACGTTTTGCTGTCCTATACGTTCAAAAGCTTCTTCTATTATTTCGTCAATAGCAAAAGTTTTGTCGAACGTCGTTGTTCCCGAAGTAGTATTAGCCATTTAAACTCCTACGATTCGTAAACTTTAATCCATTCACAAACAACTGTTGCACTATCTCCGTTAGTGCACGCTGGTAAAGTTATATTAACATCACCGGTAAAGTTAGTAGCTTCAGTATTTTTTAAACCACCAAAACTAGAATAGTCATATTCCATTTCACCATTCATTGTTAGAAATACCACATTTGTTCCTGAATTATCCCAGTCCATACGTAAAGCATCTACTGGAGCAGTTACTGAAACGTTGAAACTAACTTTGTTTAATCTTACTTTTACACAAGATTTACCATTGTTTGAGTTTAAAGTAGAAACATCAACTATTTTAGTTGTGCTTCCATCACCATCAGAAACTACGTTGTAGTGAGTGATAAGTTTTTTTGATCCGTCAAATACAGTTGTATTTAATACTGTGTCTGCCATGTTTTTGTCCTCCTTTTAAAGAGCGCCTGCATCACCAGGCGCTCCGAGTTTATCTATTAACTATCTGCAAAAGGTGTTGCTTCAGTACCTGTACCGATCAACACAGCTTCTACTAAATATACATTATCTTCAAGTGCAGTGATAGTAATTGTACTACCTTTGTCTCCACCTGTGGTTCCACCGTTCATGCTGATAACATCGTTAGTTGCTCCTGGCGCAAATGTATTGTTTGTACCGTCTGCAACGTTAACAACAGTTGCGTGACCAACAAATTTGTCAGTTCCGTCTGTTTTAATATCGCAATCTGTACAATCTGTTCCTACAAAAAATTTGTAAACAGCACCTAATTGGTTATTTGCATTAGGGTCATTGTCTCCAGCTGTAGCACCTTTGCTATCTGCTTTGATTGTTGGAAGTGTGATCGCTCCATCTGCATCGTTTACTTTGATAACTTTACCTGCGTGAGCAGCAAAAGTTAAAGTAGTTTCTGCTGTGATGTTCACAATCGAATCAGGTCCTGCAGTAACAAATCCTCTTAAAGATTTTACTGGTCCTGAAAATGTAGTTGTTGCCATAATTATCCTCCTAGTTTTCCGAACATAGTCTCTAGGCCGTCGACTGTATGCGTCTATGTTCTAATTAATTATACAGTGATATGATTTATATAGTAGATTTTAGTAGAGCGCAAGAGGGCCTGTAATGTGGATTGGTTTTTTCCAACGATGTAGCTTTTTATTAAGTAGCTACAGAAACTTTAGGAGCTGCATCATCTATTTTATTTTGCAAAGTAGCTTTTCTAGCCTCTGCAAGTTTAATATGATTAAGAACTTCTCTGACTTTTCTGTCTATCTTAACCATGTTGAGAGTATATCTACCCTCTTTAAGATGCTCCTGCTCCCACTGAAGATCCAGACCCCTTTTCTGTGTGTAAAGGTCGTTCAAGTGTTGCACTATCGCCTCCATTAATAACCTCCTCATAGGTTATTCTATTTACTCTTGGATCATGCATTTCTCCAAGATACTCCCATTTTATATCAGATTTTCCTAATCTGTCAATGATAGCATTTTCTATATCTAGTGGAGCTTCGACGCACTCTATAATAAAATCAGCATGATAGCTGTATGCGGATATTTGAACTCTGAATTGTTTTTTGTGCATTTTTCCTTTCTATGTTTAAAATGAGGCGGGATTGTGTCCCGCCTCAAAATTTTAGGTATTACGCACCTTCTACACCGAAGATACCTCTAGGGTCTGATACTCCAAATGAGTATCTTTCTCTAGCTTTGTATCTTACGTTGCCAGTGTCGAAATCACCTTCCATTGCAGTTGTCAACGGAGCTCT